AGTATCATCTATATTTATAATACTCTGGTAAAACGGAGTATTATATTTATCTAATTGGAGTAATTATGAAAAAATCTAAATATATGGCTGGCGGTGGCAAGTCAGGAATGAAAAAATCAAAATATATGGCTGCTGGCGGTATGAAAACTGAAGTTGGTAAAGAAGCTAAAGTTGAACAATACAGAGACTATGTTAGTAGAATGTTTGGTGGTGGTATGACTTCTGAACCAGCTATGAAAAAGAAAAGAAGTAAAGGCATGGCAGGTGGTGGTAAATCATCTAAAGGCACGGCTAGAGGTGGTAAGAGCTAGATACAGTTCTAATGACCAAAAGAAAAAGAGAAAACCCTATACCCAAAACAACTAAAGGTAAGGGTGCAAACTATCGCCCTACTAAGTCTGGTGCTGGTATGACTAAGAAAGGAGTTGCAGCATATCGCAAAGCAAATCCAGGTTCTAAGTTAAGCACAGCAGTAACAGGTAAAGTAAAAAAAGGAAGTAAGGCTGCAAAACGCAGAAAGTCTTACTGTGCTAGGTCTTTAGGTCAATTAAAAAGAAGTTCAGCTAAAACAAGAAACGACCCTAACTCAAGAATAAGACAGGCTCGCAGAAGATGGAAGTGCTAATACTATGGCAATATCAAGAACTAATATGAGAAACCAGATACAAAAAGCACCTGCGTCTAAAAAAAAGATTAGCAAAACTAAATCTGGAATAACTATAACTAGAATAAAAAAAGGATAGAAAATGGCAACAAGCGGTACTCATACATTTACTTTAGATTTAAGCGACATAATGGAAGAAGCTTATGATCTATGTGGTCTTGAGTTACGTTCAGGCTATAGTTATAGAAGTGCAAAAAGAGCACTTAATCTTGTTTTTTTAGAATGGCAAAATAAAGGTCTTAATCTTTGGACAGTAGAACAAGGTACTGTAACTCTAAGTTCAGGAACTAACACATATAGTCTAGATAGTTCTGCTATTGAAGTAATAGATGCTTTTATTAGAACAGATGCAGGTAATGTTGATAAACAGTTTGATCAAAGACTAAATAGGATTTCAAGAACTGAATACAATCATCAAGCAAATAAATTAAATAAATCTAAGCCTACACAATTTTTTGTAGATAAAAATACAGGAACATTACAAATAGTTTTATGGTCAACACCTGATGCTGCTGAGACTTACACTTTAGTTTATGACTATATACAAAAAATAGAAGATGCAGGAACTATAGCTAGTAACAATGCTGATGTACCATCAAGATATCTGCCTTGTTTAACTTATGCTTTGGCATATAACTTAGCTACTAAAAATCCTGAAGCATTACAAAGAGTTCCATTAATTAAACAAAGATACGAAGAGTTATGGAATGAGGTTAGTGATGCTGATAGAGAAAGAGCACCAATTAGATTTGTACCTGATCTAGCAACATATAGGTAAGTAATGGCATACGCAAGAGGAAAAAAAGCATTAGGTCAATGTGACAGATGCGGATTTACATATAAATTATCTGAGTTGCAATATGAAATTTTTGATAGCAAACGAAATGGTTTACGAGTTTGTTATGAGTGTTTAGACGAGGATCAACCACAACTTAAATTAGGAGAACTAAATATAGTTGATCCACAAAATTTATATAATCCTAGAGTTGATTCAGGAGAAGTAGAATCAACAAGCTATTATGCTTTTGATCCTATAGGAGGAGGTGTAACTGAGTTTGGTTCTTCTACTATGGGATTAGATATAAAAGGTGAAGTTGGCGAATTAAAAGTGAGTACAGAATGAGTTGGACATTTACAACATTAAAAACAGCTATACAAGATTATACTCAAAATACTGAGTCTACTTTTGTTACTAATTTACCTACAGTTATAAAACAAGCAGAAGATAGAATAGTTAAATCTGTAGAGTTACCTAATTTTAGAAAAAATGTCACAGGAACATTTACTAATGGCAATCAATACTTAGCTACTCCTAGTGATTATTTATATCCTTTTTCATTAGCAGTTTTAGATAGTAGTAACAATTATAGTTATTTAATAAGTACGGATGTTAGTTTTATAAGAGAAGCTTATCCTTCTGCTAGTTCAACAGGAACACCTAAACACTATGCACAATTTGATGATACAACTTTTATAGTTGGTCCAAGTCCAAGTTCTGCATTGGATGTTGAGTTGCATTATTACTATATCCCACAATCAATTACAGCATCATCTGATGGTACTAGTTGGCTAGGAACTAATTCACCTGAATTATTGCTTTATGCTAGCTTAATAGAAGCGTATACTTTTATGAAAGGAGAGCCAGATATTATGGCTAACTACGAAAAAAGATTTCAAGAAGCATTACAAAAACTTACTTTATTATCTGATGGATATAATAGAAAAGATGCTTATAGGGATGGTCAAAGAAAACTAGATGTCTAATGATCCCATAACAACGCTACAAGGCAAAAATATTGCAATTGTAGCTATGGGTCAAAGTCAAATAGATTTTCATCTTTCACAGACACACAGCGTTGAATTTGACGAAGTTTGGGCAATCAATGCAATGATAGGAGTTTTACCTAATATAGACAGAGCTTTTATATTAGACCCAATGAGTAGATTCCTTGATACTGAAGATGCTGGAACTATGACACCTATGATGAGGAAACAATTACCTTTATGTAAATTTCCTATATATACCTGTGAGTTAGATGAAAGAGTGCCTAGTGCTGTAGAATATCCTATAGAGTCGGTTGTTCGTGATACAGGATGTGCTTACTTTAATAATACTATTCCATATGTAATAGCTTATGCTTTGTGGAATAAAGTAAATAAGATAAGCATTTTTGGAGTTGATTATACCTATAGAAGTAATATGCACTTTGCAGAAGCTGGTAGAGGGTGTGTAGAGTTTTGGTTGTCTAAATGTATAGATGCTGGAGTTCAGATAGAAATAGCACCTAGATCAACTTTATTAGATACAGACGTTGGATTTGAAGAAAAACTATATGGCTATCATAGATTAGATAATCCTAAAGTTGCTTATCAAAATGGTTTTGATATGAGTGTTTGTAGATTATCAGATATACAAATAGAAGAAGAACAAAAGCCTGTTGGAATAATAGGAAGAAAAGATTTAAACTTATCTGAACCAGTAGAACCAAAGGAATATTAATGCACACAGACAAATTTGAAATATCAATAGGTGATCTAGGAGTACAAACTACAGACAATCGAGGACATACTATTGAAGAGGTTGCTGAAATGGCAACAAACAAATTAATATCTATAAGTGATACTGCACCTATGGAAATTAAAGCTCAAGCTCATGCTTTTAGAGCAAGAACTAAAATGGTTGTTGCACATTACATACAAGAAGGAATAAAAAACCATATGTGTACAATATGCAACGAATTGGAAAAACAAGGTCAAACTGACCTAGCAAATATAATAAGGAGGCTGTAATGGCTATATCTCAAGCAATGTGTACGTCTTTCAAAAAAGAACTATTGGAAGCGAAACATAACTTTTTACTTTCTGGAGGTAATGATTTTAAATTAGCTCTATATACATCAAGTGCTACTATGTCAGCAGCTACAACTGCTTACACTACAACTAATGAAGCAACTGGTACTAATTACACCGCTAAAGGTTCTAGTTTAACTAGAGTTAATCCTTCTACTTCAGGAACAACTGCATTTACAGACTTTGCTGATTTAACTTTTGGTACAGCAACTATAACTGCTAGAGGATGTATGATCTTTAACGACACCGCATCAGGTGATCCAGCAGTAGCTGTATTTGATTTTGGTGGCGATAAAACCTCTACAGCAGGTTCTTTTACTATTACATTTCCAACTGCTGACGCATCAAACGCTGTTATAAGAATAGCATAGGAGTTTAAGTGGCAACAGGTTGGGGTCGTGCTGGTTGGGGTGAAGACTTCTGGGGTGCTACTTCAGTATCTGTTGCTGTAACTGGACTTGCAGGAACTACCACATTAGGTAATGAAGCAAATGTTACTGGTGATGCTAATGTAGCAGAAACAGGTGTAGTAGGAACATCTGCACTAAACTCAGTAGTAGCTGCTGGTTTTGCAATCACAGGTGTATCAGGAACTGCATCAACTGTAGGTCTTGGTGACGAAACAGTAACTTGTGATGCTAATGTATTTCCTACTAATGTAGTAGGTACAACTGGATTAGGAACTTTAAGTCTTGTAACTGTAAATATTCTTTCTATAACAGGATTAGCTGGAACATCTGCACTAGGAACAGAAACAGTACAAGCAGATGCAAATATGTCTGTTGATAATGAAAATGTATTAGCAACAGGACAAATAACAGATTTATTAGTATGGGGATTAGTAGATGATTCGCAAACTCCAAACTATTCAACAGTAACAACAACACAGTCTCCTAATTGGAGTGATGTTGCATAATGATATATAATTTTTATACGAGGAAAATAAATGGCTAGCACATATGTTAATGATTTAAGACTTAATGAAATGGCGACAGGTGATGCGTCAGGAACTTGGGGAACAGTCACAAATACAAATTTAGAGTTAATAGGTGAAGCTTTAGGCTTTGGAACAGAAGCCATAACAACTAATGCAGATACTCACACTACTACAGTTGCTGATGGTGCTACTGATCCTGGTAGAGCTATGTATCTTAAATATACAGGTACATTAGACTCAGCTTGTACAATTACGATTGCACCAAACACTATGAGTAGGATGCAATTTATAGAAAATGGAACAAGTGGTTCGCAAAATATAATTATTTCACAAGGCTCTGGAGCTAATATAACTATTCCAGCAGGTGATGTAAAAGCAGTTTACTTAGATGGTGCTGGTAGTGGAGCAGCAGTAGTAGACGCTTTTGCTAGTCTTTCTACAGTAGACCTAAAAGTACAAGACGATTTAACAGTTACAGATGATGTGTCTATCGGTGGAGCTTTAACACTTACAGGTAATGGTGATTTTAATGGCGATTTAGACGTAGATGGCACAACCAACCTAGACGTAGTAGATATAGATGGAGCTGTTGATATGGCTTCTACGTTACAAGTAGATGGAGCTATAACTTCTTCTGCTGAAATGACTCTGACACGATCAGATAATGGTATAAATTTAAGTTTGGTTTCGACTGATGCTGATGCTAACGAAGGTCCAGGTATGGTTCTTTATAGAAACTCTAGTAGTCCAGCAGATAGTGACATTTTAGGTCAAATATATTTTCAAGGCGAAAATGACGCTGACCAAAAAGTAACTTATGGACTTATTGAAGCTACTATTATTGATGCTTCAGACGGCACAGAAGATGGAATGTTATCAATAAAAACTGTGAAGTCTGGTTCTACAGTAAGAAGAATACGTTTGCAAACGACTGAAGCAGTTTTTAACGAAGATAGTAGTGATATAGATTTTAGAGTTGAGTCTGACGGCAACACTCATATGCTTTTTGTTGATGCTGGTAATAACAATGTGGGCATAGGAATGTCGCCTACTGGAGTGTTGGATATAAAATCTGATGGTGGTGCTGACTCAATAAATCTTGTTCATTCAGGTAACACAGTACAAATCGTCTCTCTAGGTCAAACTAGCGATAATAGTGACGGACAAATAGAACTAAGAAGAAATAATGGCACAGTACATACAAGAATTCGTGCTCATGGCACCTCATATTTTGACGGAGGTAGCATAGGCGTAGGTTTTTCAAGTGGCACTCCTTCATCTAAATTACACGTTGACAGCTCTTTTACAGGAACATTAGTAACTTTTCATCAAACTGCTGGAGCGAGTGGTGATGATAGAGGTCTAGATGTAGAAACAAGCTCAACAGGTACAACTGTACAAAGATGGTTAAACTCAGGTTCAGAGTTAGCAAGATTAACAGGAGGTGGTGCATTTGTTATAGGAAACACTACTGTAGTAAATTCGGCTGCTGTGACAGTTCAATCTAATGACAATTTAGGACTTGTTGTAGGTCAAACAGGAACTAATGCTTATAGAAATTATAGACACATTGTTTCTACAGGAATTCATACATTCGCAAGTAGTAATAATACTGCAAGTTTATCAAATGGTGGTGCATGGACAAATGCTTCTGATATAGCATATAAAAATAATATAGTAGATACAGTACATGGCTTAGAAACTATAAAAGCATTGCAGCCAAGAGATTATAAACTTAAAGCAAGTAATGAAGCTGATACGGGATTTATAGCTCAAGAACTAGAATCTGTTTTACCACAGTTTGTTATTGGGGAAGAAGGAGATAAAAATGTTAATTATGCTCAAATCACAGCAGTTCTTACAAAGGCTATGCAAGAACTAGAAACAAGAGTGACAACATTAGAGGGATAAGATTATGGCAATTAATTATACTTGGGATGTATCTACATGCGACACTTACCCTACTAAAAGCGGTAAATCAAATGTAGTACATAACGTACATTGGAGAATAACAGGCACAGATGATGCTAACAACGACTCAGACGGCAACCCACAGACCGCAGATGTTTATGGTGAACAAAGTTTAGATACCTCTGATTTGTCATCATTTACTAATTGGTCAAGTTTAGATGCGGCTAAAGTACAAAGCTGGGTAGAAGCTGCTTTGACTGCTGATACTGTTGCAGCTTTAAAAACAGAATTAGATGCACAGATAGCAGAAAAAGTTTCACCAACATCTGTTACTAAAACACTAGGATAAAAATATGGAACAACAATACTTTGTAAATATGCTACAAATTTTAGACGTAGCAACAGAAAGGGGTGCTTGGAAAGGTGCAGAAATAGAAGCCATAGCCATGTTACGCAAACAAACTATGGATCAGATTAAAGAAATGGCAGAGGCTTCTCAACAAGAAGAACTGCAAGTTGAATCAATCACTAAGAAAATAGGAGAAAAGTAATCGCACAGGTAGCCGTACATAATTTGCCTAGCGTTTATATACTTGAAACAGAAATGCCTTCAAGTATGGTAAATGATCTTAATAATTATCTTGATGAATATAGAGAAGATCAAAATAAAAAATCATTAGCCGATACTTTAGTAGGACAAATATCACAAGGCGAACAACTATTAATGGATAATAGCGATCCTAGAGTAAAAGAATATTCTGATTTTATATGCAGTTTGGGTGATGATTATATAAGTGTATTTTTTAATAAAACAGGTGTATCAACATATTACAGACCTAAACAAATAGAAATTGATTCAACATGGTCAGTACATAGTTACGCTGGAGATTATAACCCTTTACACGATCATGGCACTAAAACCATTATGGGTGTATCTACAACTAGTTGGATTAAAGTACCACAACAAATACTAGATCAACCAACTGCTGGTCAACCACAGTACACTTTAAACAATTCTTCTGGTCATTGTGATGGACATCTTGTTTTTCAATATGGAAGAAACGAATTGTTGGATTTAGAAAGATTAAGACCACCACAACATTTTGAAATAAAACCAGAGGTAGGAAAACTCTTAGTATTTCCTTCTTGGTTACAACACATGGTATATCCCTTCAAAGGTGAGGGAGAAAGAAGAACAGTAGCATCTAACTTAAATTGTTGGGATGTAACTGAACAATCAATAGAAAAAGGAGAAGAAAATGGAAATGTTAATTAACGCAATTAGCTGGATTACTACAATAGTAACAGTTGCTTCTATAGTGGCTGCATCTACACCTACACCTAAAGATGACGAATGGATTGGTAAGTTGTATAAACTTATTGATTTATTAGCTGTTAATATAGGTAAAGCTAAACAACAAGCACCTGTAGTTGAATCTAAAGATGGCGACAGCTAAAGATGCTTTAAATGCGATTGAGTCGCATGAAAAAGAATGTAAATTAATTTACAAAAGTATAGA